ATAACATCGACTTCACCGCTAATGAGAGTGAGCCCCAAACCGGCAGCCGAGGGATTCCCAATAAGAAATCGGCAGGTCGGGTCGTTGCAATAACGATCCTCTGCGATAGCCCGGTCTTCTGGACTCGTACCGCCATAGTAAGTAACCAGTACTGATCCGCCATACTTTTCACGTATTGCCGAACATAGGAGTTCGATTTCGGGGATGTATCGCGCCCAGATGATGAATTTAGATCCGACAGCATGATCATCGATAATCTCCATAAGAGCGTCGAGTTTCGGGTTCGACTTCAGGGGAATGGTCTTTGTGACCTCAGTATCCGGATCGGTCACGGGTTCGAATCCGCCGATGACCTGCTGTAGCCGCAACATGCGCTCCAAGACATTCTTGACAGATATCTGGGGACCGTCTCCCAGGCCGGTCATGATCCGCTTGAATAGAACCTTCTGCTCGGGACTCGGCTCGATGAAGATGGTCTTGGGGAGCTTGGGCGGGAGCTTGAGCAGGGTCTTGTTGACCTCCAGCGAATACGGCGTGATGATCTTCATCAGTTCGTCGACATGAGAATAGCCGACAATCTGGCGCATTTCATAGCCGCCCATCACGATGTACCGGGTCTTGAATGCCCAGTAGTCACCGGAACCGATAATGTTCGGATCGATGAATTCGTATTGGGACCACAAATCCTGGATCCCCTTGGCGATTGGCGTGCCGTTCAGGACCATCCGCCATTTTGCCTTCGAAGCAAGCTCGATGGCACGGCCCGTACGGACCGCTTTAGGATTCTTAATTCGGCTGGACTCATCACAGACAGCCATACCTCCCGATAGAGTAGCGCCCAGCGCAGTCTCGTAATACTTCTCACTGATCCCCAGTCCCTCGACACTGATCAGCAGAATGTGGAGCTTCTCAGGGTCTTCGTTCATCCAGCGGGCAAGTCCCGGATCCCCCGTCTTCAATCGACGGGTTGTGAACGTGTCCGGGTTGCCGTATTTTGCGAATTCTCGCTCCCAGGTCCGCTGCAGGGTGGCAGGCGAAATCACGTAGAGAAACTTCAAGCCGCAGTACTTGTGGCGGGCGAGCGCAAGATTCACAGTTACGAATGTCTTACCGGTGCCCATCGCTGCCATCAGGGCATAACCAGCCAAACTCCAGCCGCGATTCAACATCAACCACTGATGTTCAAGTGGTTTGTACTTAGTATTTTCGAACCACTCGGCGGGCATCGGCGTATACACAGGCGGCGCGGTGAGCTTCTCAAGATCCTTGATTGCCGAATCCGCCTCAGGGGAGAGTGCGAATGTCACCCCCTTGGTTTCTTGCATGTGCGTCACATTCTGCTTCGTGAGCGGCATTAGCCATGCCTTGCTCTTGGGTTCGAAGCGGCGGGAGGGGAAGCTCCGCAGGATATCGACGAAGTAGATTGGTGCCTTCATCACAAGGCGCATGTTCTTCGGGCTGAACCCGACTTCAATCGTATTCATACTATTTCCTATCGAACCAAAGACCGCCGATAATCAAAGCACAACCAAGGACATGCGCCCAGAATTGATTGGAGGCGAAGAGGCAGCAAGCCACCATGACTGCGGGAATAGTCATTCCTGCTTCTCCTGCTTCGTGGCGAGCATGGCGGCGACCTTAGGGATGGCGCGGTAAATCACGATCTTCTCGATTCCAAGAGCCGCCAGCGAGCGAGCAAGCAAGCTCGGTCGCCCAGCGGTGGGTGTGCTGAATTGGCGTTTCACCAGCCGAGTTCAGTTCCCCCGCCTGCACAGGCGCTGGCACAGCAAGCGCATCAAGCAGGCTCGAAGGTGAGCCGCGAGTCGGATAGTCGTCGCGCGGCTTGTCGGTGCCATACCCGGTATCGACGCCCGCCTCGAACCTTTCGGCGGCGCGGACGGCGGCTTTATGGCGGATCAAAAAGCCAGTCGGCTGGGCTCCCGCACTGGTGGCGGCGACTCCAAGGGCGGCGTCGAATGCGCGGAGCATGTGCGCGGTAAGGTTGGTGGGTGCCGTGTCGGCCAGCACGTAGCGAGCCCATTCATCGGCAGCGTCTTCGATTGCCTCGCGCAGCGCGCTGGCTTGGGTGGTGGAGTTCATTATTTCTCCTTTGGCTTGCGCAGTAGTGCGGCGGTAGCAAGTCCCTTGGCCTTGTCCGCCTCGGTGAACTCTTTGGCGACCGATTGTGGGACCCCGGCTTTCTTGGCGAATTCCGGATTGTGGGCAGCAGCCTGCATCAGGCGGGCTTGGGCAGGGGACTTGCTAGGCATAATTCACTCCTTAGACAGGGTTGAACGAAACCTCGGATTGCTGAACGAAGAAACGGCCGAAGTGCTTGAAGAAAATCTCCTTCGCCTCGTGGAGCTTCTCCAGTTCAATGCGCTTGTTCTCGATGGCACGATTGAACGATGCGACAGTCTTGTCGAGCGTCAGGCTCATTTCATCGTCATCCTCATCGATTAGGATTTCGGTGTCCTTCGTCTCAGAATTGAAGGAAATGAACTTCATCGGATCGGAGGAATAGGAATTCGGGTCGACCCAAGCCATGCGGATCGTGGGGAGCTTTTCAAACGGTTCAAACCCAACGACCACGCCATGCCGAACCGCGTAATTACTGTACTCCTTCTGTAGAATCTTGACCTTCGTGCCGATCTTCAGCGTGTCGATGCGGGCGACCTTCGCGTGTCGCAGGTCGATTTCCATCTTGACGCCATTGATTTCGATGGTACGGGTATTCTGGTCCATGGTAATATCCTATGTTGAACTATTGGGGCGGCCCGTGTCGTGGGCCAGTCGCCATATCTTTGAAACCGGTTCGGAGGAGTTCACACAGGGAGGATTGTGAACTCTCCAGGCCAAATGGGTGACCTATCGCTTTCGGCGGTCATCTTCCTCACAGATCAGGAGAAAGATGAAGAAGATGAGCCACCAGCTCATGGCTTAGGCCGCTTGCCGTTCAGACTGCTGGGTCAGTTCAGTGGCCGCAGCTTGAACGCGGGACAGCAGGCCGACTTCGCCTTCAGGAACACCGGCTTTCTCTTCCTTGCGGATCGCGCCACGCAGACGGTTGCGCAGGTTCATCGACTGTTGACCATAATTCAGGACTGCGTACGGGTTCGATTCCAGGCCCAACACGCCGATGATCAGGCCGACCACCTTGGGGGCGGGGACTTCGGCCAGTGCGGTTGCCAGGGCATCGCCGCTGTGCAGTTGGCCATTCGAACCCTTGACGTACGCGCCGGACTTGACGCGGTCGGCCAGGGCGGTCATCGAGCCGGTGTAGGTCACACCTTCGGCTTTGCTTGCGGCGCGGGCTTCGCGGGCAGCTTCACGCTCAGCGGCTTTTGCTTCGGCAGCGGCCTGCTTGGCAGCGGCCTTATCGGCTTTCGCCTGAATGGCGGCTTCCAGCTTGGCCAGCTTTTCGGCGGCGGCCTTTTCTTCCTTCAGCTTCTTCGCTTCGGCGCGTTCGGCTTGGGACTTGACCAGCGCGGCCTGCTTCTCTTCGTGGGTCATCTTGCTCATGTCGGTTCCTGTGGTGGTTAGTTGGGAAGTGATGCCACCAAACATCGCGGCACCTACTTTGGATTCTACCACAGGCTCCGTGGTATCGTCAACCGGGCTTGCGCCCTCGACTTGAGGCACGGCGGCGGAAGTGTGCTTCGGCTTCTCGACGCCCCTGGCGCGGATGCGCTTCTCGGCGGATTTGACTTCGGATTTCTTTGATTGGGCGAGTGCTTTCGGCATGATCTCTCTCCAGGGTTTGACTTCAAAAGTCTTGGACGGCGCGGTTAGAACCCGGCGCGCCGACTGCATCAATTCGTCATCGGGCGCGCCGGGATGGTTCCTGCTTTTCACGTGGGATCGATCAATGAGGGTCGCCGCGCAGTCGGCTGCGAAGGGTCATCGTTTCGGAGTCCGAATGGTTCGCCTCGATCATGTGGGCGACCTCAACCGGATGCACGCCAAGCGCGCTGCCGACATTCTTGAAATGTACCGACACCATTTCAACCACCACGGGGCTGTCTTCCAGACTTTCGGGCACGGATTCGGCCGTCATCTGGCACATATATGCGAAGCTGGTGATGATGTTGGCCTTCTCCCTTCCGTGCTTCGCGGCGAGTTGGTCGGCATACTGTATCATTCGCATCTGTTGCGATTTCGGGTCATAGCAGGGGACGACCGGCTCGCCGAGGGCGGGGTTGTCTTGGGGCTTTTGATCTTGGTCCATGTGGTGGGTCTCCTATCGGGCGATCTTTGCTTCCGCTTGTGATTACAGGGGGATCAGGATGTCGGCGGTCGGGGTCTTGACGCGCAGGCCGACCGGGGTGAGGGCAATGCCGAACTGCAGGTCGGTGGCCTCGATCAGTCCGTGTGCCAGCAGGACGCGCTCCACGCGGGCACGGGCGACGAGGACGCGCTCGTCGGTGGCCAGATGCACGCCCAGGTCCATCCCTTCGGGTCGATTGCGGGCGATGGCGCGGTACTTCAACGATGCGTCGAGGATCGCAGCGCGGGCCTGCAGGCCGGCTTCAATCAGCGGGTTCATCGGGTGACCGGAGCTGCCGCAATGACCGTCTTTCGGGGCAAACCGGCCCGAATTTTGGGCATTCTGCTCGGCGCGTTCCATCAGGATGTTACCAACGGTGACCTGTTGCTGCGCCGGTTCGGCTTGCTCGCGCATGTCGTCGGCAGCCTCGACGGTTTCCACGTGGTGGTCACGGGCGGAGGCGAGGATCGGCTTGACTTCTTCGAGGGTTTTCTCGTTCATGTTCACTCCAATTGGATGTTGGCGTTGCGAATGCAACCCAGAACCCCATATATTGACTCCATACGAGGGGCTCGGCGGTTGGACTCAGGTCGCTGTTTGGTAGTCCGTGATCGCTTGGATCAAGAATTGTTTGTTCTTTTCTCGCTGCTCTTGTCGAGCAGCATCAGCAGCGGCAACAGCATCAGCGGCAGCAGCAGCAGCGGCAACAGCATCAGCAGCAGCGGCAACAGCATCAGCGGCAGCGGCAACAGCATCAGCGGCAGCAGCAGCAGCGGCAACAGCAGCGTAAGCAGCACGGACGTTTTTCAGGTGCGCCACACTGTCTGCACACATCCTTGCGAACCGGACACAGATATGGACTTCGACTTTTCTCTTCCCGAGAAGCCAGCAGACATCGGAGATTGAATTACTGTCAACACACTCGATCAGGGGGAACAGTTCATCGTCTGCCGCAGTCTTCCCGCGACCACTAAGGATGTCTCGCCAGCCGCTGGCACACGGGTTAAAGGATTTGATCTCGGCCAGAGATGTATAGAGAATGGGCACGGTAATCTCCTATCGGGGGCTATGGGTGGACTAAAAAGACATTAAACCACGGGGGCGAGGAGCTGTCAACCCCTATTCGGGCTCGGTCGTGTTGATGCGGGCGCGGACTGCTTCACGATGTGCGAAATATTCGTCACGGGTCGACAGTTCGTAGGTCGCGTTAAGGCGGCGATCCTTCGCCAGCTTATTCAGCCGGGCGATCTGCTTATTGACGTCCGCATGGGTCTGGACGCAAGTATTGATCGATACCGCGCATTCACCCAGTTCGGGCAGGGTGGTTTTGATGTAGACGATTTTGAGTTGGGGCATAGTCGGCTCCTGGTTAGGCGGTGAAATGGGCGACCGAGTATTCGCCGGTCGTGGCGTCGATCAGGATGGTCGCGCCGGATTCAAGCACGATGCAGACTGCGGGCTGGTCGTCGGACGCGTAAATCTCCTCGACTGCTTCGGTTGGGCGCATCACGCCGTGTGCGAGCAGGTGGACTTCAAGCGTGATGTCTGCCTCGTGGCACTCCTCCTCGGTCGGCTTACCGAATCCATAATTACAGTTCACGGCGATCCAGGCTTCGGCAGCGAGGCCGAGTTGGAGACTGGTCGGATTGGGTGTGATATCGGGCATGGTGTTCTCCTGTTTCACGTGAATCAGACGGCGAGGGCGGATTTCATCCAGAATCGGGCCTCCCATTGCGGCATGCGGGCCGAATAGTAGGCCAACGCCCAACGGATGCCGTGCGTGTCGATGGTGTCGCGTACGAGTTCAATGAACGGGACTCCGACGCGGCCAGCAGGCGAGGGGAGCAGGGGCTTAGCGATGACCGGGTTGACGGGCCGGCCGCCTTGGACGGGTTGGAGGGCGAGATTGGCAGCGAATTCTGAGCGCATGGGGTTCTCCTATTAGACTATGGTGAGCGAATTGCTCGCGATGCCCCCGGTTAGAGGGGCATCAGGCGCAACTCAGGCCTTCAGGGCGCTGGTGGCGCGGAGGCATGCGTCGATGTCGGCGATCTGGACGGTACCGGATTTCAGGGCGTGGCGTGCCTTATTCCGCAGATTCATCGACTGCTGACCCGGGTTCAGGGCGAGGTACGGATTAGACGGCAGGCCCAGGGCCTTGATCAGGGCGGTCACCACCGTCTCGCGGCTGTACGCGCCGCACAGGGCTGCCAGATTATCAGCGCAGCACGGATTGCCGTTGGGTGCCTTCAGGTAGGCCTTACGTGCCGTGACCAGGGCGAGCATCGGGCCGCTGTAACGCTGCTTCTCGTTGGACTCCAGGATTCGGCCCTCGGCGTCGCAGCCCATGTCGGCGAGGATTTGTTCGACCGGCAATTCGGTTGCGGCGGCGTCCTGCTGGGCGGTGGCGAGGCGATTGAGGCGGTCTTGTTCGGCACGGTCGGCGACGCGTTGGGCAACATCCTCTTCGACGATCTTTTTGATCGATTCGTCGGAGGGGGTCTGCTTCGCGGCCTTCAGGGCGGCGCGGCTGTCGGCCTTGCGCTGCTTCTCGGCGGCGGCCTGCTTGGCGATGCTGGTGGCGTTGCCACGGGGGGCGCGGGGGGTGGACTTGGTATTGGCCATGGTGGTATCCTATCGGGCTATTGGGGGCTGATCACTGCGACCGGCCCTACTAAAAAAGTAGCAAGCGGCGTGCCAATACAGAGAGGGCCACGCAAACGTTTGCGAGGGGGATATTCAAGAAGCGTGCCAGCTTGATATGACAAAACGTGTCACCACGATATGACAAAACATGTTAGTATGTGACGTCCGTGGTTATATAAAGCAAGAGTCATGCCAAATCACTCCGGCATAGGGTGCTCACGGAACCACCGGGCCGAACGGCTACTCTGAACACTGTCCCGGGTGCACTGGACACATTTATAACTCTTTACCCGGCGCTCGCCGTCGAGTTCAGGATGCTTAGGACAGGGGCGACCGATATACCGAGTTACCCCAGCCGCAATAGCTGTTTCACGTGAAGCATGGCTGACTTCCCACTGTTCGCGGGGGATGGGCCTGTAGTTCTCAGACGGGTGCTTAAATTCTTTACAATCTTTGATTCCATTAGACATGGTGGATACTCCTAGGATGAGGGGGCATGGACCCCGATCATACCACAGACAGGGGCGGGTCACCAGTATGATTCTCTGGTATGATTCTCTGGTATGATTCTCTGGTATGCCTGCCAGGGGAGTCTCTGGTATGACCACTCCACTGGCATGACCGAGGGGGACGATAGTCGCCGCCTATCGGCGCAGCAGAGTCCATAGCTATGGACTATGATACTTGACCACCCGCGCTATCCCCGCGCTATCCCCGCGCTATCCAGATAGCATAAAGCTCGCCCCGGGACACTCCCCCACTCCTATACCACTCCTATTCTTTTTTGTGTGTGAGGTGTCCAGCGTCGGTCATATCGGTGAGTCCCTGGTATGACCGTCCTCGTCGTAGACTCCACGGGGCGGGGTATCACTCCATAGCGCATAGGAGTGGTCATACCAGGGACTCATACCAGGGACTCATACCAGGGACTCATACCAGGAGCATCGTCAGCCATGGGGCCTGGGGCCTAAGTTAGTTAGCGCTAACGGGGGCGCTTACATCTTGTTACATGATTTTGTATCTAAGTGTAACAGAGTTCGCGCTCGGGCGAATCCCCTCCCCTCTACTTGCGCGATTCGCGGGTCCTCCGGCCCGGTCGTGGGGGGCAGGCAAAAGTTCTGGAGCCAGCACTGCGTTTGCCCACAAACAAGATATCGTGAAAATTTCACAATCAACCGGGTCCCATCGTCCCTTCTCTGGGTCCCTTCTGTATGGTATACTCGCGCATATGACGTCCGAACTCGCTCTCATTTCCACGGAGGAGGATACTTTCTGCTTGGCTGTGATCGAGCATGGGGGTAATCTTCCCGCCGCATATCGAAGTGTTTTTGGTCCTGACGCTATTAATCCCGGTACCAAGGCTCGGCTCCTGATCACTCGTCCCGAGATTGCGAAGCGTATCCAGGCGTTGACGGTCGCGGTCGAAGAACACGCACTCGTGTCGCTTGGGTCCCATCTGATCAAGTTGGCCGAGATTCGGGATCTGGCGATCCATACCGATCAGTTGAAGGTCGCGCTCGCGGCGGAGAAGTCACGTGGTGAAGTTGCCGGGTTCTATCAAGGCAAAGCGGGTCCCCAGGCGACGCCCGGGTCCTCCCCAACCGTGAATGTTTTTATTGGTCGCACCCCCGCATCGGTTGATGAATGGGCGGCGAAGCATGGTAATGCGCCGATGGTCGTCGATGTATGAGCGAAGTTGCGGATTTCGTCCCCCAATTGGAGTTGCAGCCAACTGCACTCCAGGAAGCGTTCATCAATTCGCCCGCTGACGAGACACTTTACGGGGGCGCACGTGGGGGCGGAAAGACATTTGCCGTCATCATCGATTGGCTCATTCATTCGGACGCATATGGAAAATACGCGCGAGGCATCGTATTTCGCAGGACCTTGGTCGAGTTGGACGACTTTATCGAGGCGGCACGCGACGTCTTGGAGGCTGCTGGACACAATTGGAACGAAGGGAAGAAATTCTTTCGATCCCCGAAAGGTGCTGTATTCCGTTGCCGTTACCTGGAAAATGATGCCGATGCCGGAAAGTACCAAGGCCACGCCTACTCCCGCGTCTACGTGGAAGAGATCGGCAATTTCCCGTCAGAAGCGCCGGTTCGGAAACTCCTCGGTTGCTTACGTCCACCCATCGCGTCGGGTCCTCCGATCCGTTGTCAACTGAAAGCAACGGCAAACCCGGGCGGTCCGGGTCAGACCTGGGTGAAAGCGCGGTATATTGATCCCGCCCCGGCGATGACGCCATTCTCGACAGACGCCGGGAAACGCTTCAAGATATTTATCCCCGCGAAGCTGCAGGATAATCCGCACTTGATGCAGAACGACCCCGGCTACGTTGACCGGCTGCGGGACGCGGGCAATGAGGATCTGGTTAAGGCATGGCTGGAGGGCGACTGGAATACGGTCGTCGGCCAATATTTCCGCGAATTTGATAAGGAAAAACATGTCATTCCTACCCTTGAACTACCGCCACATTGGAAGACGCGTTATCGTGCTATGGATTGGGGCAGTTCTCGACCATTTGCCGTCTATTGGTTTGTGGTTTCTGATGGCACTGGGATTCCTGGCTGCGATCGCGTTATTCCACGAGGCGCTCTGGTTATTTATCGAGAGCTTTACGGATGGAATGGAAAGCCAAACGAAGGGGCACGAAAACACGCCTCCGAAGTAGCGCGAATGATCAAGCTGGTCGAGAATGATCATCAGATTATCGACGCGAATTATGAATTGAACAAGATCGACCCCGCGACATTCGCGACAAACGGGGGTCCCTCCATTGCCGAAGAAATGGCACGAGGCGGGATATGGTTCAAGCGGGCGGACAATCGCCGCGTGGGCGGTCAGGGGCCAATCGGGGGGTGGGACCAAGTCCGAAAGCGTCTCAAGGGTGAAGACGGCACCCCGATGCTGTTCATCATGGATAATTGCCACCACCTGCTGCGCACCCTTCCGATGATTCCGACCGATCCGGTGAACCTGGACGATGTTGACACGGACTCGGAAGACCACGCAGCGGACGCGTTGCGATATGGGTGCATGGCAAGGCCATATATTCCACCCCCTCCACCGGCCCAAAAGGACCCGAATAGCATGTTCGACCGGGCGATGACGAATTTCACGATGAACGACGCATGGAAATGCGGGTTCGGCGGAAGCAACAATATTATTGCCCGAAATTAAGGGAACATTAAATGAATACCGCAGCAGATCAACCTGAAGTCGCCCCGCTGGTTCAGACCCCTCAGCTGGCCCAATTGAACTCCCAGAAATGGCTCAATCAGGTCAAGAATGCGTATAAGAACCAGGAAAAATGGCTCACGCAGGCTGACAGGATCGTCAAGCGATTCCTGGACAAGCGCGACTCGTCCCAAGAGGCATCGAACAAGATCAACCTGTTCACTTCGAACACTCAGATCCTGATTTCAACACTCTACGCACGTTTCCCGAAGCCGCTGGTGACCCGTGAATTCGATGATCCGAACGACGATGTTGCCCGCGTTGGCGGGGAAATCATCGAACGATGCCTCCGGATCAAGCCGAGGGACGATTTCGACTCCGCGATGCGTTACGTGGTCCAAGATCGACTTGTTCCGGGCCTTGGGACTGTTTGGATGCGCTATGAAAGCGATATTGAACAGAAACAGACCGAAGCAGTGATGGACGAAACGGGCACGGTTGAACTCGTGCCCGCCTCCCAATACGAAGAAATTACAGACGAACGGGTCTGTACTGATTACGTATACTATCGGGACCTTTCTTGGTCACCTGCCCGCGTCTGGGAGGATGTCCGTTGGATCACCCGCCGCTGCCGGATGACCAAACAGGATGTCACGAAGCGCTTCGGCAAGAAGATCGCAGACCAGCTGACCTATTCGAAATCGGATTCGACCAATCAGACCGCCGCGAAGGACACGAACCGCCCCGACCACGACGATACGCGTTATGCGGACGTCTATGAATGCTGGGACAAGCCGACGAAGAAGGTCTACTGGTTCTGCGAAGGTTTCGACTACTTCCTCGATATGCGCGACGACCCGTTGGGCCTCGATGGATTCTTCCCGACGCCGCGTTTCTTGATGGCACTGACCTCGACGGGCAATCTGATGCCCCGCCCGGACTATCTGCTGGCCCAAGACCAGTACGAAGAGCTCGATCTGGTCAACAATCGCATCACATGGCTCGAGCGGGCTATCAAAGTTATTGGTATTTATGACGGGAACAACGAGGAAATCACCCGCCTGCTGGAAGAAGGTGTCGAGAACAAGATCATCCCGACCCGAAGCTTTAACGAGTTCGCCGAGAAGGGCGGCTTTAAGGGTGCTATTGACTGGTTCCCGCTGGACCAGCTGGTGTCGGCCATGGACAAGCTCCAGAGTTACCGACAAGTTCTCGTCAGCCAGATTTATGAGTTGACAGGCATCAGTGACATCATGCGCGGCGCGACGAAAGCGTCCGAAACCGCTGCGGCCCAACAATTGAAGGCCCAATACGGCTCGGTGAAACTTCAATTCCTGCAGATGGAAGTCGCGGCCTTCGTCGAGGAGACTCTGAAGATCAAGGCACAAATCATCACCAAGATCTTCCAGCCTGAGACGATCATCCGGATCGCGAATGTCGCGTACATGTACGACCAAGAGTTGATCCAGCAGGCGGTCCAGCTAATCAAGTCGCCGGATTGGGACTACCGAATCGAAGTCCACGCCGATTCGATGGCGGTCCCGGAATTCTCAGCCGAACGCGATGATCGCATGGGCTTTATGCGCGCCATTGCCGAAATGATGACCGCCGCCGCGCCTGTGATCCAACAGGATCCGGCGGCGGGCGCTGCGATGCTTGAAGTGGTCAAATGGGGTGCTGCGAGCTTCCGCAGTGGTCGCTCGATTGAAGGTGTCCTGGACAAGGCAATCCAGTCGATCCAGAAAGCTGCCGCACAGCCGAAGCAACCGCCTGCGCCGGACCCCACGAAGATCGCTGCCGCTAAGAAAGACGAATCCCAGGCCAACCTCAACACGGCCAAGGCAAACAAGGAGAATCTGGAAACCCAGATCCTTGCGGCCACCGGATATCAACCGGGTACGCCCCCAACCACAAGCCCCGCTTCTGCAGGGTGATTGAACCACCCCCACCACAAAGAGGAAAATCATGCCGAACCCCAACACCACCAACGAAGTCCCTGAAGAATTGGAAATCCTGGAACCGGACAGCCCGGTATCCTTGCGCGAGTCGCTGGACGCCGCCATCGACCTGCACGAAGAGGGTTCCGATGATACTTCTGCTGCGAATGATACTGCCCCTCCGGGTACTACCCCAGCTGAGGGTGCCTCCGCGCCCAGCCCTGCCCCCGCGCCTGCGGCGAGCGCCCCATCCGCGCCCCCCGCTGCCCCTACCGGCGAGCAGCCTGCGGGCATGCCCCCGGCCGCAGATGACCAAATGGCTCGTGCTCCGGGGTCTTGGACCGCTGTTGCCCGCGAGAAGTGGAACAATGTTGACCGGGAAGTACGTGCCGAAATTTGGCGCCGTGAAAAAGAAGTTTCCCGTGCAATGACGCAGTCGACGAATGCCCGTCGATTTGAACAAGAGTTCGGCCAGATGGTCCAGCCTTACCTGGGTTTCATCGCTGCTGAACGGTCGACTCCGCTGCAAGCTGCCCAAAACATGATGCAGACGGCGGCCACCCTTCGCGTCGGTACTGACCAGCAGAAGGTCGCACTTGTCGCGGACATCATCAAGAATTACAAGGTTGACCTCCAGGCACTCGACAGTGTCTTGGCCGGTCAGACCCCGGAATTCAACCCGCAAGTCCAGATCGAGCAGATCGTCAATCAGCGCATCCAGGCCGCGATGGGGCAGCAACAGCAAAGCTGGCAGCAACGCCAGCAACAGTCTGTCATGCGGGATGCTGAAACCACTATCACCCAGTTCGCCGCCGACCCCAAGAATGAATTCTACGAAGATGTCCGCCACATCATGGGGGACTTGATCGCGGGGGCTTCGCAACGCGGCGAACAGATGGAATTGTCTGACGCCTACAGCCGTGCTATACTCATCCATGAGCCGGTTCGTCGAGTCATCGAGGGGCGTCGGGCGCAGACCGAAGCTGCAACCCGCAGCGCGGCTGCACAGAGGGCACGCCGTGCGAGTGGTGGCGTAGTCCCTTCTGCTGCGGCCACGGGGGGCAATAATACAGCCCCAGCGGATGATTCAATTCGGGCTGCCCTGGAGTTCGCAATCGACCAACAACAGGGGCGTTGATGGCCTTACCAGGGCCGACAGGATCGTAACGATCCCTGCCAAACACGGTAACACCTTCAACTTCTTTCTGAGGACCAAATCATGGCATTCGCCAATTATTCCGACATCGTCGCCACGACGATCCAGCAGCGTTCGCGTAAGATCGCGGACAACGTCACCCAGAACAACGCCATCTTGGCCAAGATGAGCGCTGGCGGCAACATCAAGACTTTCGGTGGTGGTTCGTCCATCCTGGAAGAAATCTCGTTCGCGCAGAATGGCAATGCCGGCTGGTATTCGGGTTACGACCTATTGCCCGTCGCCGCCCAAGACGTCATCAGCGCTGCCGAGTACGACATCAAGCAGCTGGCTTGCCCGGTCATCATGTCCGGCCTGGAAGGCTTGCAGAATTCGGGCCGCGAGCAGATGATCGACCTGATGGAATCGCGTCTGTCGGTCGCTGAAGCCACCATGGCCAACATGATGTCGCAAGGCATGTACGGCGATGGTAGCGCTGCTGGTGGCCGTTCGATTGTCGGCCTGGATGCTGCGGTTTCGACCACTCCGAATACTGGCACCTACGGCGGCATCAACCGCGCCAATTGGAACTTCTGGCGCAACAAGTACACCAGCGTTGCTGGTCCACTGGCGTCGGCCACGGCTGTCGCCTTGCTCGGCGCGATGAACACGATGTGGGCGTCGCTGGTCCGTGGTTCGGATCGCCCGAATCTGATGATCATGGATTCGCTGTTCTGGTCCGCCTATACCGGCGCGCTCCAGTCTCAACAGCGTTTCAGCGATCCGAAGATGGCCGAGTTCGGCTTCCCGTCGATCAAGTTCATGGACTGTGATGTCGTTCTGGATGGTGGTATCGGTGGTTACGCCACCGCGCGTACCTGCTACTTCCTGAACACGAAGTACCTGAAGCATCGTCCGCATCGTGACCGCAACATGGTTCCGCTGGCCCCCAATCGCCGCTACGCGATCAACCAGGATGCCGAAGTGCAAATCCTGGCATGGGCAGGCAACATGACCTGCTCCGGTGCCCAGTTCCAGGGCCGTCTGACCTACGCTTCTTAATCCCCGGATGGAAGCTCTAGGGGATCCCGGGCCAACTGGGATCCCCTTTTCTTTAGGAGAAAGAACATGCCAGCTACTTACGCGACGGACGGGGCAATCAACAATGCCCAGGCCGGGAACGACATCGGGGGTGCCAGTACTGGCATCGGCATCGGTGCGAATCATGCGGGGGTTGCCCCCCGTGCTTTTGTCGACAACGTTGCTGACCAATTGGCTTGGCACATCGGTGGTGGCGACAATGTTGCCGGTTCCGCTAGCAACACGGGACCGATCCTGCAAGTCCCTGTCACTGTGACAGCGGGTAGTGGGTACACCAACGGCACTTACCGTGTCCAATCGACCGGGGGCGGCGCTCCTGACGGCAGTGCTGAAGTCGAGTTTGTGATCACGGCGGGTGCGTTGGCTTCTGCCCGCGTTGTCCGCGCTGGCGCGAAGTTCACCAGCGCCCCGACGTTCACGGTGGCGAACGCCAAGAACGTGCAAGATGGCACCGGCCCCGGTGCTGGTACTCTCGGCGCTCTGATCGTTTCTGTCGGGCTGTTGTCGCAAATCTACGCACTGGGCGCAGCGTTCGGCGCGAACAAGAACACCCAGTCGTTGACTGCGACCGGCGCTGTCGCCATCAATGCGGCGGTCACCCCGTCGACCTACCTCAACCGGTCGGGTCGTGCGATGGTCGCTGGCGAAGCAGTATGGGCCGTTGAACCCTGATCCATAAAAATAAAACCTCCCCCACCCACCACAAGGAATTATCATGCAAGAACTTGACTTCGACCATACAATGTACGAGCGTGAATACGCTGGTGATGATCGCATGTTGGTCTATTTCTTCACCGAGGTCATCCCCGACGAAGAGGCCAGCAAGGTCGCGGGCATCCGCAAGTTCCGTGAAGCGGAAATGATCCATATTGCGGCCCCCGGCGCGAAGAGCAGCATTATCATCCGGGAAGTCCGTGAAGATGACAAGCATCGCTTCGCGGCCAAGTATGAGAAGTTCCAAAAGGGGATGGTCGACGAGCAAGTCGAAGGTTACCCTCTGAAGGAATGGTCGATTCTGTCCCGGTCGATGGTCGAGGAACTGAAACACCTGGGTTTCCGTACTGTTGAGCAGATCGCGTCAGCATCTGACAGCGTGGTCAGCAAGTACCCGGGTCTGCGTGAACTTCAGAGCCGCGCCAAAACTTGGCTCGAGTCGCAGAAATCGACTGTCCCGCTGGAAAAGCTCCATACCCAGGTCGAGGAAATGAAAAAGCAGATGGATGCTCTACTGAAGGCCAACGAAGATCTGGTCGCTGCGGCCAAGGCCAAGAAAGCCGCCTGATCATGGCCTGCTACCCATATTTCTGCCAGGAATGTGGGCACGAGGAGGAGGTCATTCAATCGATCTCCTCCTACTGCAAAGCCCCAATCCGTCCGATATGCTGTGGCAAAGACATGGGGCGCAAGATGACGCTCCCCATGGTGTCTTTCGATATCCCGAACTGGGGGTCGTTCCAGTCCACCATTGACGGCACGGTCATTGATTCGAAGTCGAAGCAGCGGGAACACATGGCCAAACATGGTGTCGTGCTCTACGATGATATTGCCCCCGACATCGAGCGCAATAAAAAGCGCATCCAGGCCACAGCGGTCGCTGATATCAAGCAAGATCTGATCGAGGCCACCCACCGTGTCGAAGCAGGGTACAAACCCCAACTGGAGAGCGCGGACAATATTGTCCCGGCATAAATCATGGCAGACTTCAATCGCCGAATCAGTGGGTATGACTGTGTGAAGCGGGTCTTGGGCGGTCAAGGCCTCCCTATTCCTGTTTCGGCGTCTGGGTCACAGAATGCTTTGGATCGTCAGATATGGGCGCTGCTCACTGAGGTCGGACAAGACCTGCTTGAGAAGCACAACTGGCAGGGCTTGAACAACACCTACACAATCACGACTGTCCCGGGGCAAACCACGTACCCCCTCCCCAATGATTTCCAGTCGTTCATCGATTCCACGGCATGGAATAATAATGCACGTCTTCCATTGATTGGCCCAATGTCGGACCAGGACTGGGCGCTGTTACAGGCGCGGCAACTCGGCGGCACGACTCTCCGCATGCAATATATCATCCAAGATGATAATGTGGAGTTCTACGCCGTTCCGACTGAGGTACAGACCATCACAATGCCGTACATTTCACGTGGCTGGGTTCGCGATGCGACGAATCCGTTGTTGTACCGTGATTACGTGGCGAACGACGGCGATACTATCATGTATGCTCCCAGGCTGATCATCGCAGCCCTCAAGCGTCGTTTCCGGATTGAGAAGGGGTTCGATGCGACTGCTGCCGACGAAGAGTACAGGCTCGCGCTTGAAGCGGCCAAGTACAATGACTCTCCGAAGAAGGATTTGAGTCTGAATTCTCGCGCCGGGTATCCGTATCTCGGTTATTGGAATATGCCGGATACGAACTATGGCACGCCCTAATCCTTCTGATCGTCCCCGTCAATCATCGTCTTCGATGTCGGCCCCCATTGGGGGTCTGAATGTCCGCGACGCTATCCAGTCGATGCCGTCGAACGATGCTGTTGAACTGGTGAATTGGATCGCGCAGCAGTACGGTGTCCGATCCCGCAAGGGATATAAGGAATGGTGTACAGGTCTTGGCGCTCCTGTCAGAACGGTCATGGTCTACCAACCCGACCGCCAGAATCTGACCAATTTCAAATTGTTCGGGGTGACCGACGCAGCGGTCAAGGACATCACCGCGCCATCATCTTCCCCCGCAACATCATTGGCTCTCCCAGGTACTGACGGATACGGGTATTTCAGTTCGACCATGTACGCAAATACAGCGGGAAATTTCCTGATGTGTTGTTCGCATGAGGGCGGGTACCGCTACTTCAACGGGACTACCTGGACCACCCCGGCCATGGGATCTGGTGCGGGGCAAATTGCTAATGTTGACCCGGGGAACCTATGCTTCGTGGCCAGCTGGAAGCGCCGCGCGTGGTTCATCGAGAAAAATTCCGCTAGGGTCTGGTATCTCCCGACTGACCAAATCGTTGGCGCGGCGAACATGCTTGACCTTGGTCCCTTTATGCGTAAGGGGGGAAAGCTTTCATTCATTGCTACCTGGACTATCGATGCAGGCGAGGGTATCGACGATTTCATCGTGTTCGGCAGCGAGAATGGCGAAATTCTGATATACAAGGGTGTGAACCCTGATTCAGCGAGTTCATTCAGCCTGCAGGGTGTTTACTATGTCGGGGCGCTCCCGGTCGGTCGTCGGGCGTATGTCGAAATGGGGGGAGATCTTCTAATCCTCAGCGAACTGGGCATCCAACCGCTATCATATGTGACCCGTGGTGGTCAAAGCATGTTACGGTCGAGTTCGGTTGACTACCTCGCCAAGATCCAGCCGAAGCTCGCAGAACTTGTCTCCCAGTACGCGAACGTGCTCGGGTGGTCACTGACTTTCTTTCCTCGTGAAAATTTCATGATTGTCGATGTTCCCACGGGGGTGACGTCACAGTATGTCCAATATACGCTATATACGAACACCAACACGTGGTGCGTATTCAATGGCATGCCCATGAACGGATCGGCGTGCATTGCGAACAACCAGCTTTATTTCGGGGCCGATGACGGGAAGGTCTATCTCGGCCACGAAGGGTACTTTGATGCGGTCCCCCTGGGCCAGTCGGTGGGGAATGGTATCTACGGGAAGATCCAGCCTGCGTACAGTTATTTTGGCAGGGTGGGCGCGAACAAACAATTCCTGATGGCGCGGCCCAATTTCATGGCCACAGACCGCCCCAGTGTGGTCTGTACGATGCTTGCGGACTTTCAGACCATCCCTCCTGCTGGCAATCCGGTGGCATCGGCTCCAGTTGGTGCTCGTTGGGATATTTCCAAGTGGGATGAGGCAGTATGGGCTGGCGCGCTCAATGTTTTCTCGGATTGGTACGGCGTTGAAGCCCTTGGATATACCGGGTCGCTGGTGATTGACACGACATGTCCTGGCGACACGTTCTTGGCGTCGATCGATTACTTATACGAGACGGGCGGCGTGCTATGAAGTGTTTCGCGAACTCAGATCCGTCACTCGTATCCGCATTTTTTGTTAGTCGGATGGGGCTTGCTGTCGGGTATCGTTTCAAAGGCATCCTATGGGTCCCGGAGGAATGCAGGGCCAACAGGATGTCGATGGATGATGTTGCGGTTGCGGTCGGCTTCGATGGTTGGATTGGTCACACGTGTCTTATGCACGTGGTCATCCAAAAGCCCGACATGCTCACCCGGCACATGATCCGAGAAGCGTTTGATTACATCTTCAACACTTGCGGCATGAATTGTGTGCTGGGGATGGTTGACAGCACGAACCATCCTGCGGTAGAATTCGACACGAGGCTAGGCTTCCGAGAAGTACACCGGATCTCCCAAGGCGGAATCGACGGCGATATGATAATCTTCAGCATGCAGAAACAAGACTGCCGCTGGATTCGCAAGGAGATTCGACATGGGGAAGAGTGCACCAGCGGCACCTGATTATACCGGAGCTGCCAAGGAACAGGCAACGGCTTCGGCGGACATCACCAATCAGCAAACGTGGGCAAATCGCCCTACGCTGAATACGCCATGGGGGTCCCAGACATGGGATACCTCAAGTGCTGTTGACCCGGCCACTGGGAAACCCGTCACCCAGTGGACCAGTAACATCAATCTGACTCCTGAACAGCAAGCGGCGCTGGATTCACAGCAGAACATCCAACAGGGGCGCTCCAACGCTGCTGAAACGTTACTCGGTCAGGCCACCAGCAATTTCCAAAAGCCCATTGACTGGAATTCGCTTCCCGCGCAGGCCGGATCGGTTACCCCCGGCCAGATGGGAACATCCCCGACAGGGGCCGATGCCACAGTCCGCAATCTGGATGCCCCCACTTCGTCTCGCCCCTTCAGCTTCGGGGTCGACCAAGGGAATATCCAAACGTCGGTCGGCGCGACCCCCGAAGCTGTTCGCCAGCAAGCTCAAGACGCGGTATGGAATGCCCAAAAGGGCGGGCTGGATCAGCAGCGATCGGACCTGGAGAATCAACTCGCCAATCAGGGGCTTTCCCGTGGTTCCGAAGCATGGAATCGCGAAGAAACCCGGATGGACGATGCGTACGCGCGCGCCCGATTGCAAGCTGTCGATGCAGGCCGTCAAGAAGCTGCCCAGATGTTTGGCCAGAACCTCCAGTCCGGCCAGTTCACGAACGCTGCCCAGGCCCAGGATTTCGGCCAAGATTTCCAGAACGCTGGAATGAACAATCAGGCCATTCAGCAGCAGTTCGCGCAGGACATGTCCGGAAAGACTTTCGAAAACCAGGGGCAGCAACAGGAATTTCAGAATTTGATGTCGCTCGCCCAGCAGGGCGACAAGCAAGCCCTGCAACAGTTGCAGATGCAGATTTCTGCAGGCGGATTCAATAACCAGAACCGGCAGCAGGCAATCGCTGAAATGCTACAGCAGCGCGGCACGACTCTGAATGAATTGAACGCCCTGCTCACTGGTCAGCAAGTCAACATGCCGCAGATGCAGAATTTCAGTCAAGCGTCGAAGTCCGAGACTCCTGACCTGATGGGCGCGGCCCAGAATCAGTATAGCGCTTCGATGGATGCGTTCAATGCGAAGCAGGCTCAAATCGGCCAATTGGCGCAGCTTGGTGGATCAGCAGCGATGATGTTCTCCGATATCCGACTGAAGGAAAACATCGAGCAGGTGGGTATTCTCTCCAGCGGGCTGCCTATGGTAGAATGGTCCTACATCGGCCTCCCGGGCCGTCATGTTGGTGTCATCGCGCAGCAAGCCCTCAAGTTCTGTCCTGAGGCCGTGGAGCTGGACCCGAGCGGCTACCTCAAAGTCGACTATTCGAAGGTGCACTAAATGAGCATGACCCCCGAAATGATCCAAAACCTGATGCAGAGTGGCGCGGATGATCCGCAACTCGCCCAGTTGAAGCGTCAGCAAGCAATGGCCGACTCCCTGCGCAAACAGTCCATGGGTTCTCCAGGAATGGTCGACGCGGGGCGGTTGCGTGTTGCTCCCATCGGTCAGATTGCCTCCAACGCGATGGCCGGATATCAGGCGAATCAGATGCAACCGGGGATCGACACTGGTATGCAGCAAGCCGCGCAGCGTTCGGCCCAGTCGCGCCAAGCGCATGCCGATGCGGTCGCCATGGCCTTGCGTCGAAACTACCCCCAATCCGCCGCCCCGACACTGCCACCTGATGGTTATGAGGACCAATAATGGGCGTCTTCGACCAAGCGCTGGGTCGCGCACCGGGGGTTACAGGTAATCAGTCTGACCCTTCCACGAATGCCTATCAGATGCTTCTGCAGGAGTTGCAGAATCCTGTTAAGGTAGCGACTGGACCATCTTTCTCGCCTGAGGAAGTGCGCCAGCGTATCGCCCAGAACAACCAACTCATCCAACTCGGTGCGCTTGGTTCGGTGGCGGGCGATGAACGTGTCAACAAGTTTGGCGGCACGGTTTTCAAGCAGGCCCTGTCGGATCGCGATGAACGGCAGACGGACAGGGGCATTCAAGATCCATTAACGGGCGAAACCAAAATTGATCCTGAGTATGCGGCCGGTCAGGAACGTGCACGGCGTGGACAGGTCTTGCAGCAGGCGTTGGGTTACCAGAAGTCCCGTGAAGACGCGGCGGACCGGATGGCCCGTGAAAAAGCGGCGGAAGCTGCCCGACTGCAACAGGCTCGTGAGCACAATGAGACGCTTCGGGCGGTTGCCTCCACCCGTGCTGGTGCAGCGGGCGCGGGCGGCAAACCTCCTCCGGGATTCCGTTGGACGCCTGACGGTAACCTGGAAGCGATTCCAGGCGGACCAGCTGCGAACAGAATCGTTACAGCGGAAAACAAGGCCGTCCTGGGCGAGAACGCCCTTCTGGGTAATATCGATAATGTTATTGCCAAGGCCCAAGACGCAGCCGGCAAGACTGGATTCTGGACCACGGGCACTCCGGGGCAAATTCTGGGCAAGGTCCGGGGCAGCGAAGCATATGACCTGCGGAAGACCCTCGACACTGTCAAAGCGAACCTGGGCTTCAATGAGTTGTCGGCGATGCGTCAGGCTTCTCCGACTGGCGGTGCACTGGGCCAAGTCGCGGTCCAGGAGTTGAATTACTTGCAGGCTGCCCGGGCGAATCTCGATGCTGAACAGAGCGAGGATCAACTCAAGAAATCCTTGTCCGATGTTATCGGCCACTACACCAAGTGGAAAAATGTCATCCAGCAGCACCAGCGCGAACGACAGCAGGCCCCGGGCTATCCTACCCCCAGCCTGTCCCCTGGAGCCATGCCCGTGGGCGGCGCGGGGGCTGCGCCTGCCGGTCCGACGCCGCAGCCGGCTGCCCCCCAGGGCACTCCGCGACGCCGCTATGATCCCGCTACCGGCCAATTGGTCCCGATGTAATGCCCATCGAAATCCAAGCCCCTGACGGTGGAGTCATTGAATTCCCGGACGGCACTCCTGACGACAAGATCCAGGGGGTGATGAAGGGGATTGTCCAAAAGCAGCAAGCGGACAAATTCTACGGCGGGGACGCCAAACAAGCCAATGTGTTCATGCAGGCTCTCGGCGGCGCGAAGCACGGCTGGGACCGGGGCGCTCTCGGTTTGAAGGGCTTGGTGACCGATCTCAGCCCGGAAGACAAGGAGCAACTTGCTCAAGGCAAGGCATTCGTTGACCAGACCAGCAAGGCATCCAATGTTGGCGAAATCGCTGCGGATGCCCTGATCACATCCGGTCCCGCAATGCGTCTTATCAAGGGGGCTAAATGGGCCGGGACCCTGCTCCCGAAGGCAGTCCAGGCGCTTCGCGGCGCGCAAACGGTCGGCGCGGGTACTGCCATTGCTGGGGCTGGTGCGGCGACCGGGGCTTTGACCTCCCCCGAAGATCGTGAAAGCGGCGCGGTTGGGGGCGCGGTTGGGGGCCTTGTGGGGGCCGGTGCTGGTAAAGTCCTGAACAAAGCTGTTGGCGGTGTCGCCCGGAACATGATGTCTGAAGACGCCAAGGCGCTCGCTGAACAAGGCATCAATGTTCCACTCTGGAAGGCCACTGACAACCCGGTCGTTCGCAAAATCGCTGAAGCTGGGAAAGCTTTCCCGGTCATTGGCGGCATCATGCAAGGCCAAGAGCGCAAGTCGGTTGAGGAATTCAACAAGGCGCTGATCAAGCAGTCGACACCTATGCAGCCGGTGAAAGACGAGGTTGGCCGGATTATCCGCTGGGAGAACAAATCTGTTGAGGGCACCGGGCAACAGGCTGTTTCTGAGTTGAAGAATCGGTTCAACCGTGCTTACGACGCACTATACGAGGGTCGAACAGTTCCGCTGGACGGTCTGGACGCAAATCTCAATCGGATTGTCGGCGAGGTCGAGAAATACAATCCCGGGGTTGCTGCCGAAGTTAAGGGGGCTGTTGCCAAGCTGAATGACACCATTCGGCCCGGTCAGACGGGTCAGCCGACCCCCGCTGGCATGATCGTGAATGAACAAGGGGTACCCTTCATTCCACAGGGTACTCCGGTGAATCATGGCGGTGTCACCTATGAGACAATCAAGCGGGGGCGCTATGACCTCGATGATCGGATTTCGGCTGCGTGGCGCGCTGGCGACGAAGAGAAAGCTACTGCTTTGGAAATGGTCCGCAGTTCCTTGAATGATGTTCAGAATCGGGCGCTGCCCCCTGAAGTTCAGTCGATGAAAGCCGAAATCGACAAGGCGTACACCACCTACAAGCGGCTGGAGCGTGCCGCTGCAAGTTTGGGTGGTATGAAACAGGGCGGCGTTGTCACACCAGCCCAACAAATGAATGCTGTCCGCGCCCTTGACAGTTCGGCCGGCAAATCTGCCTCTGCGACCGGGCGCGCTCCCGGCCAACAGTTCGCGACCTTGGCGCATGATGTCATGGGTTCGCAGCTTCCGGAGGTTGGTCCGGGTACTGCCGAAAAGATGGGTGTTCTGACCGGGTTGGCGCTCAACCCGAAGGCTATCCCATTCGCGCTTGCAGCTACTCCAACCGGGCAAAAAATCATGATGGGCAATACCGGTATTCAGAAATATGCCCGGTCCAAAGCAGATGTTATCGCGGATATCCTTCGAACTGGCGGGCAGGTCGACGGCATCGAGCGCAACACGGATCAATAAGGAATAAACATGCCACGCAATAGCTCTGGTAGCTACACTCTGCCGTCTGGAAACCCGGTTGTCACTGGTACGACTATTACGTCTACATGGGCAAACGCCACAATGGCGGATATCGGAAGCGAACTCACAAATTCTCTCGACCGGCAAGGTCGTGGCGGCATGCTTGCTCCCTTCAAGGTTGCTGACGGTACAGTGTCGGCCCCCGGTGTTGCGTTCAGCAATGAACCTTCTTCTGGCTGGTGGCGCCAATCAGCCGGTAGCCTAGCGCTGTCGATTCTCGGCACCCAGGCGATGTCGGTCAACGCAACTGGATTAACTGTTGCGCAGGGACTAGGGGTTGGCGGTGCCACGAATCTCTCTGGGATTCTGACGGTGAGCGCTACGGGCGGTGCGCAAGGCGTCCGGTTAGTTAACGCTGACGGCGCGTCAATGACAGTCGACACCACGGGGACAAATAGTTTTTCGTCGTATCGTCTAAATAACGGGCCGGGAAATTCTGCTCCTGTCGGTGCCGCTTTCCATTATTTTGGTTCAACATACCCGGGCGTCAACCAAAACCGCCCAAGCTCAGGTAATATCACGACTTGGGGCGCTGGCGGCTTTTCTATTTCAGCTGAGAATCCGACCGGAAATATCACTTTCCACACTGGCGGTGTCGCTACTGCTCGGATGGATATCAGCGCTGCTGGTAATGTAAACATTCCAGCGAGCCTTAGTGTCGGTGGCTTTACTACTGGCGGCGCTAATTTCAATGGTGCCGTTGATATGACCGGGGCTTTCCGTGCGCGCGGGCCAATTGCGCTTGATGCCGCAACAAGCGGTTTTTATGCTGGCAATGCCGGAACGTTTGGCACCTTTGGGCTAATTAATGCGGGCGGCCCGCTTGATGCAAAAATCTGGCAGGAACATACAGACGGCGCTAGCCTTAATTTTCGTACTATTAACGACACAAATAGTGTTGGCAACATCTGGTTGCAGGTATTACGTACTGGCGCAAATCCCACTAGTGTCGCCTTCCCCCTCTCACGTTTTGGCATCGGCACGCTAACCCCGAATAAAAACCTGCAAGTTGAAAGCAGCGGCGCAAGCGTAAATGTTGGCGTCAATAACACGACCACAACCGGCTTTGCTTCGCTGCGCATTAACGACCCGGGGGCAAATGCCGGTGCCAATGGGGCCGCGCTGCATCATATGGGGACGGCGTATGCCCCTGCTGCCGGGTATTTTGCTGACGGCACGACGCTGACGGGATTTGGCGCCGGCGGCTTGAATATGAACGCCAGCGCGAATTACCGCATTTTCCAGGGAGCCGCCGGGACATTGCGCGTTGACCTGAACGGTTCGACATGGGCTAGCCCGACGCTGACCTATACAGTTGATCGGATTTTGCCGGCTGCTGGAGAACTAGGAAATCTCAGCGCCGCGCGCAATCAGTTCATCTCATACAACGCTGGTTCTGCGCCTATTGCTGGCGGCTGGATTGCCGCCGCGTTTGGTGACACAACCGCTGACCGTGTTGTTATCGGGCAAGCTGCTGGTCGCACCATTCTCGGATCACACAACGGCGCTTTGTCTGATTGGTCAACGCTGAACATGCAGGCGGCCGGCTTCAATTTCCGCAGTCCCCTTGATGCTGTTCAAGCTGCTATTTCCGCGACCGGTGTTTTTACTTATGGCGGCCTGGAAGTCGGCTACCGTGATATCCCGATCAACCTACAAGGCAGTAACTATGCAATAGTAGATTCAGATCGTGGCAAGCACATCGCGACGGCAACTGCTGGTATCACATATACAGTGAACACACTGCCGACCGGCAGTGTTGTTTCTGTTATGAATTCCTCCATTGGAAATATCACTATCGCGCAGGGCAGTGGTATGACCATATGGCTCGGCGGGACACAATTGACGGGCAATAGGACCTTGATTTCTCGTGGGATCGCCACACTGTTGTGGCTGTCACCCACGGTTGTTATTGCGACCGGTGCAGGTCTGACATGAGTGGTATTCACCAAATGATGTTGGGCGGCGGGCGCACCGTGATATTCGACATCGCGGCTGTTAATGACCTCCGTGTATCACCCACCACGGCAACTGGTCGCGTCTTCTTTGTAAGCGACGGAACGATTACATATACTGGCAACGGTGCGGGCGGGTCAGCAAGTTGGACGATACCAGCCCCCGCGAGGGGTATAGGCGCGAACTACTGGATTAAGCTCGTTGTCAACACTGGAGCAGCTCCGACTATCGGGGACGTTGCCGGATCTGTCCTAAGCCTGTCTGTGAATCGTTCGTGGGGCTGGACTGCAAGCGCTGGACAGTCACGGATAGCGAATTGTACTATCAGCATTTACTCTGATGCTGGCGGCACTAATCTCTTGGCGTCGGATACGTTCACCGTCGACGTCGAAAGTACATAATTGGAGTTGTACCATGCAACAAGATCAGGTGGGGGAGCGTCGATCCATGGTGAACATAGAAAGGCACGTTCAAACCGTGCTGATCTCAGTTGTGACGGGGGCACTTGTATTTGCCGCATCGTATTTCTATAATGACAACAGCACGAAAGCTGTGCTTGCCAATCAGCTGTCCGCCCTGAACCAGCAGGTAGCCGAAATGCGTGGAGAAATCCGCGCCATGCAATCCAATTATGTCTCAAAGGATGATTTCAGAGATCATGAGTTGCGCTTGCGCAGGACTGAAGAAGCTCTTGCCGTGCACAAACGCAATTGATACCTGAATTGTGGCATCCTGCCATTTTCCGACGTTGCATCCGCTGTTGTGTCACGCCGGCAATCTGAAGCAGCGCGTGGGAATCCTTATGGAACTTCACGAATTGTCCGATCAATTGAGCAGCCAATCCGACCAACGTCAACGCGTAATCGCACAGGCGGCACCCACCCCGCCTTTTTAATCACCGTAGGAGAATGAAATGACAAAGTATATCGACAAAATGTTGCACTTCTTGATCGGCATGGTGATTGCTGTTCTGGTCTGGTATGTGACAAAGAACCCCGCTTTCGGCGTCCTCGCCGCTGCAGTCACAGGCACACTGAAAGAAGGTTACGACGCCTGGGACAACAAAAAGAGGATCGATGCCGGGGTACCCCCTCGGCATGGGGTGGAATTCCTCGACTTCCTGGCCACCTTCTTGGGCGGCGTAGCGTGGTACGTCTTCGTGATGGTGGTGAAATAATGGACTGGACATTATTTCCGAACTTCACCGAAGCAGAATTTCGGTGCAGTCATACCGGGCGCTGCGATATGAACTTGGAGACGATGAAGCGCATTCAGCGGCTCCGACACATATTTAGCAAGCCGATGATCGTTACCAGCGGCTACCGTGACCCGTCGCACCCCGCCGAACAGGGGAAGGACGAACCTGGAGCGCATACAATGGGTCGGGCCGTGGATATTGCAATTCGTGGGGCTGACGCTTTACAGCTTGTCGGCTTAGCGATCGCAGAGGGATTCACCGGGGTCGGTGTCAGCCAGAAGGGTGCTTCCCGCTTTATTCACTTGGACGATGTTGAAGTAGGCCTTCCTCGCCCCATGATCTGGAGCTACTGAATGGTTCCGCTTGTCCCTGTTGCTCTTGCTCTGGCGCAGTACGCGCCGAACATCATGCGCTTCTTCGGTGCGGGTGAGAATTCAACTGCGATCGCTGAAAAGGTGGTGAGCGCCGCCCAAGTCATCACGGGTGCGGAGACCCCTGAGGAGGCGTTGGCGGTAATGAAGGCGGACGCGGTGGCTCAGGCAGTATTCCAGACCCAGATGCTGGCCGCTGATACGGAACTTGAGAAGGCTTTCCTAGCCGACCGGCAGGACGCCCGTAAGCGTGACGTTCTACTTGCCCAGGCCGGATTTCACAATCGACGGGCGGACATTATGGTTGGCCTCGATGTTCTGGGCATCATTGCCTGCCTACTGGTCCTGGTGTTCTTCCGAACGAACCTCCCAGGCGAAGTAGTCGGCCTGCTGTCGGGTATCGTGGGTATCTTCGGGGCAGGACTTCGCGATGCTCACCAGTTCGAATTTGGCTCCAGTCGTGGGAGCCAATTGAAGGATTTGCGCGAACCTAAGTAATTTCAGTTGTGGTGGGTCCCTAGCAATAGGGTTGTGGGGGGCTTCGGCCCCCCCACTTTTTATCTGAATTCACCTTTGTTCATCGCCCGACACACGGGGCAATACCCGGCAAAGCGCAGCACGGTTTGCCTGTCACACCCGAGACACCGGGGCAGGTCAGGAGTTGAGATCTTCCGGCTGGAATTCACCAAGCTTGGCAGATTTGCTTGCTGCTTCGATTGCAGACCAGAGGTGTGGCATTTGCTGTCGTGAGAGTTCATACGCATAAGTGCTGTCGACCCAACCACCAGCGGGCCGGATCCGTTTGAATTGAAGTGCCCGCATGATGTTGCGGACTCGGAGAACATCGCCCGGACCTTGTTTGTCAGTGTCGATGTTCAAAACCATCTGGAGCAGGTCGGATATTGCCCCCAACCGAACTGTGAATTGTCCCAGGACTTCTTGACCATTCTGGAACATCCTGCAGGTCCGCCACACGCCGTTCACATAGAAGTCAGCGTTAGTCATCGAACTGCGGACCGCAGAGTACCACGGGTCGGTCGATTCCACCGTCAATTGGCGGGATTCTTGCTCTTCAGCGACCTGCTCGTCGGGTACTTTATACCAGTCTTCACCGTCTTCGTACGCTTCGACCGCTTCGGCCCACAGTTGATCGCGGACTTCCTTGAGGACGTCCAAGCGTACGGATCCGTGTTCACCCACAGTACATGGCCAGAATCGCCTCGCCCCCGATTGATCGGCAATATACGCTTGCCCGACTTCATTCGTAGTACCACTGAACACAGCAGTGCGAGGGTATGCTTTGGAATCGCGCTCATAACTTAACCTCACTTCATCCACGGTGGTGGTCAAGATCGCCTTTAGGGATTCGATGTCGGAGCGCTTGATGGTGGC